TAGTTACGCTGCTTTTAAGGGTGCCGGTGTAGTTGCTTCGGACTTGAAGCAATTACGCAGAGTGTTTAGGAACGAAGGAATGCCGGTAAGCAGGCACCGTCGCGAACTGCGGAAAAGCCCCTGACACCCGTTGACTAAGATTTCACCAAGGGGAGAAGAACAGCTATGGCGAAAAGTAATTGGGATCGCAAATTTATGGAGATGGCCGTCCTGGTCGCATCGTGGTCGAAAGACCCGAGCACGAAGGTTGGGTGCGTGATTGCCGATTCAGACCACGCACAACTCTCCGAGGGGTTCAACGGATTTCCGCGCGGTATCGCAGATGACGGACGGTTGCAGCAGCGCGAACTCAAGTATCGACTGATCGTTCACGCCGAGGCTAACGCAATTGCGGCAGCAGCGCGCAACGGTCACAGTCTGAAAGGGTCAACGGCTTACGTGACGTTCACGCCATGCGCTCAGTGCGCCGCGTTGCTTATCCAGGCTGGCGTGTCGCGAGTGGTGTCCGTCAAAGGGATCGTTCCGGATCGATGGAAAGCCGATTGCGATCTCTCTTTGGCCATGTTTCACGAGGCTGGAATCGCTTATGAGGAGTTGGATTAGGAAGTAATCGGCAACCCCTACCGCCCAACTTGACACGTTTTCGCGCTTCCGTGCGACGATGCCTCCGCAATGAGCCAGAAGCGCGAACTGCCCAAATCGCTCCCCATCGGACAACGCACCATTCAGGTGCGCGCACAAAAGTCCGGTGACGCCGAACCGTCCTATCCGCTCGTCCTGGCCACCGATCAACCGGTGCGCCGCGGCGGCTGGTATGGCTGGTATTACGAGGTGCTGGGCCACGACGCCGGCGAGATTGACCTGGGCCGCGCCGAGCGTGGCCTCTCTCTGCTCGTCAATCATGACCCCGACCAGCGCGCCGGCCGCATCGAGAACATCACCATCGGCAGCGGCAAAACCAGCGGCGATGCGCGTTTCGGCACCAACGACTTTGCCCGTTCCGTGCGTCAGGAAGTCGATGACAACACCCTCACCGACATGAGCGTTGGCTATCTGGTCAACGAATACCAGCGCGTGGCCGACATCGATCCCGACGACGATGAGGACGAAGACTATCTCGGAACCTATCGCGCCGTGAGCTGGGAGCCTGTCGAGGGCTCGCTCGTCGCCATTCCCGCCGATACCGAGGCAGGCCTCGGCCGCTCGCTCGATAAGGACGATCCCAAACTTCCCAAATATCCGGTGCGCTTTCTGGCCCCGGCCATCCTCCCCCCAACCATCACCACTGCGAAGGAGCAACGATCCATGGAACCCGTAACCGCCGTTCCCGAAACCCCCGCTATCCAGGTGGGCGCCGATCAGCTCGCGAATGAGCGCAAGCGGACGACCCATATCGCGCTGCTGGCGCGCCAGTACCCTGACATCCTCACCCGCGAAAAGGCGGATGAGTTCATCAACAGCGGAGCCGAGGGCAACGCCGTCTCTGCCTTCGTGCTTGAAAAGCAGCGCGCCGCGCAGCTCACGCTCAACTCCGGTTCTCCTGTCACCCTCACGGACAAAGAGCGCAAGCAGTACAGCATCGTGCGCGCCGTGCGCAGCATCTCGGCCGAGCGCACCGGCATCCGCGAGGAAGCCGGTTTCGAGCGCGAAGTCTCGCAGGAACTCACCAAGGTCCTGGGACGCGATTCGGGCGGCCTGCTCATCCCCACCATGGAGCCCATCTTCCGCCTGACCCCGCAGGAGATTCAGAAGCGCGCCCTGGTTACCAGCACCACCGCCGCCGGCGGGGCCACCGTGGCCACGGAACTGGTCAGCTTTCTCGATGTGCTTCGCCCCGCCGTCAAGGCCTTTGAGTTGGGCGCGGAGTTCATGGGCGGCATGAGTTCCAACTTCTCGCTGCCCAAGCAACTCACGGACTCTGACTTCAACTGGGTGGGTGAGAACCCGGGCGCTGACAACACTGACATCGACGCCACCTTTGGCCAGGTGGCATTCACGCCCAAACAGGCCACCGGTTCCACCTCGTGGTCTCGCCAGTTGCTCACCCAGAGCTCCATCGATGTCGAGGCCAAGATGCGCAACTCGCTGGTCCAGCGCGCGGCCATCGCCATTGACAAGGTGGCGCTTGCGGGCACCGGGACGGCCAACCAGCCCAAAGGCATCCTCAACGCCACCGGCGTTACGCTCATGTCCATCGGCACCAATGGCGGCGTTCCCATCTTCCAGAACCTGATCGACATGATCATGGATGTGGCCGTCTACAACGCTGACCGCCTCGGCATTCCGCGCTATCTCGTCACGCCTGAGATTGCGGGCTACCTGCAGGGCGTTCCCAAGCTGGCCAACACCATCGCCCAGCCCATCTGGACCAACGAAGGCGGCCAGGGTTACATCAATGGCTTCAAGGCCGACTGGTCCAACCTGCTGCCCAAGACCGGCACCAAGGGCACTGGCACCAACCTTCACGCCGGCATCGCGGGCGTCTGGAACTGCCTCACGGTGGCCGAGTGGGGCGCCATGGAGCTATTGCTCGACCCGTATACCGGTGCGAAGCAAGCCCTGGTCAAGATCATCGCTAACTTCATGGTCGACGTGGAACCCACCTATGCGCAGGCCTTCAGCGTGTACTTGGACGCCACCAACACCACGGCCGAGCCTTAATCCGGCGCGGTGACGAGTTACCCAATAAGACGGGGCTGAGTAGCGCAATGCGAAAGGCCCCCAACAAACTCAAATCTTTCCGAGGGGATATACATGGCAGTCGAACTGATCACGCCGAACACCGACAAGTTTCTCGCCATCGAGATTTTGAAGTCCATCATCGTCGAGGGCAAGCCCTTCCACAAAGGCGCGCAGATCAAGGTCTCTGCGAACGACGCGTTTGACTTGGTGCACCACGGCCAGGCCAAGTTCCTCAAACCCGGCGACGTAAAAAAGTAAGTCGCCCATGACGCTCACCGCGAACTCAGGAGTTATTGCCGTGCCCGATGAAACGCAGAAGTATCGTGCCACCCGCCCGGTGATCGCCGCCGGCGGTCCCGTGCAGGCTGGCGAAGAAGTTGCCTTGTCCGCGGAAGATGCGGCCGAGCTGCTTGCCACCGGCCAGGTCGAGGCGATCCCTGAACCGGCCGTTGCCGAGGAGTCCGCAAAGTAATGTTTGGCGATGCCGATCTCGGCGTGTTCACCGCAGACATGGGCGTGCCTGTGCTGTTCGGCGGCGTCATGGTCAAAGGCATCCTCAATAAACCCATCGCCACCAAACTGGCCGACGAGGGATTCGGTGGAATCTCCGTGCAGCAGACCACCATCGAGTTACCTTACAACGCCTTCACCACGATGCCGGAGCAAGGGGCGGCCATCGTCGTGAATGGCATAAGTTACACCGTCGCGGATGAAGCGGCCGACATTGACGGCGCGTTCCTCCGTTACCCGCTCAAGGCGGTGAGCTGATGCCCACCATCAATCCCAGCGTGCAGTCGCAGATTCTCGACGCCGTCGTGGCCGCGCTGAACACCACTCAATGGCTTGCTTATCGCACGCGCATGGCGTCTTTCAAGCCCGACCAACTCCCCGCCTTCAACGTGCTCCCCGACGACGGCGAGCCGGATTACGCCGAGTCTTATTCCGGCTCGGTCGATTGGAAGTTTCGCTTCCGCGTTCGCTGCATGGCCGCCGCGGTCAATGAAGTCGACAAGGCCGTGGACCCGCTCTTTGTCGCCGGTTCGCAGGCCATTCTCTCTGACCCCACCCTCGGCGGCCTGGCGCGCATCACGCGCTACGCCGGCCAAAAGTGGGAGCGCGAAGGCGACGCCGATTATGACCAGTGCGCCCTCGTCGTGACGTTTGAAACCGAATTCGGCACGTCCCGGGGCGATCCCAGCGTGCTTGTGCCCTAAGGAGGCCAACCGCAATGCCAGCCCTACCCGTAATTCGTCCCACCGGCGATTTTGCCCAAGCCAGCGTCGGCGCTTCCGGCTCCGAGACCCAGATCCTGGGCCTCATCGAGTGGTCGATCGATTGGAAGCGCAAGACGGTCGACTCCACCACCACCGACGATCAAGGCTTTGAAAGTTCGCAGGGTTCCACTATCTCGTGGACCGCGAAAGCCAAGTTCGCGTTCCTTGACGGCGATACCTCGCAAGCTACCAACATCACGGCCGCTCTCTCCACACCGGCGGGTGCAACTAAGTGGAACTTCTTCAACCAGGTCGCCACAGGCCGCGCATCCTTCACCGGCTCCGCCTGGATCGACGGCATCACGCTCACTTCCGGAGTCGGCAAACTCGTCGGCCTGGACGTGAGCCTCAAGGGCACCGGCCCGCTCACCGCAGTTGCGCAGATCGCCGCCATCGGCGGTGAAGCAGAAGACTAACTGAAGGGATCAGGGGGCACGGGTCAGTTCAGATCCCTGCCCCCGCACACGCGGGGATGACGGCGCGGCCTTGGGCTCATATACCCGAAGCTTCCGGGTTCGATTCCCGGCCCCGCACCCAACTTTACCGCCGGCCGCATCGCCATCGTGCAGTGCGGCCCCTTTTTCAAGTAACTATCCGCTGAGGGGGAATCAACTTCATGACTCACGCACTTCCCATCGAACCCGCACCGCGCCGCGGCCTCCAGCCCGACCCGCAGCGCTTCTTTATTCCTGTCGACCTCGACCGCGTGCGCGTGCTTTGCTTTGACAGCCGCGCCACTTTCCGCATCTATCAGCGCTACGGCGCCGGCTTCTGGCGTGAGCTCTTCGAGTCCGATCCCAAGGTCAAGCCTGACAAGGATGGAATCCGTCCCGTGCGTCTGCGCTCCCAGGAAGCCTTCGAATTCTTCCTCTGGGTCGGGCTGCAGCGCGACGCCGACGAGGCCGGTGAAACTCTGACCATTGCGCAGGTGCAGGAACACATCCTGCCCACCACCATCGGCGACCTGTTCAACGCTCTGCTGGTGGCCCTGGCTGCCACACGCAAGCCGCTGGACAAAGGCAACGAAACCAAGAACAAAAAGGGCAAACGCCCAAACGCAAAAGGCGCAGCGGGCGCGCCGGCAATCAACTAAAGCCCGCAGAAAATGAGGAGTTCGACTGGGATGCGGCGCAGCGAATCGCTTATAGCGTATTTCGGCTCACTCCTGAGGCCTTCTGGCGGCTCACCCCGCGCGAGTGGTGCCTCATGCTTGACGGCCGCGCCCACGAGCAGCAGCGCCAAACCCGCCAAATCGCCAGTTGGATGTCGCCCCTGCTCACCGCTC